CTAAATAGCGGCGGAGTTTTCCTGAATAGCCTGGGCCAGGGTGGATAACATCTTCTGCGTCTCGGGATCTGTGGATGCCGAGGCCCCTTCCTCTCCGGGGCTCACTGTCAGCTTGAGGTCTGTGGCCCCGGAGAGCCTGAACACTTCGTTGATGATCTCGTAAAGCTTTGCTTTCTCAATGGAGGGAAGGAATGCTGGCTGCATCAAGATGCCAAGCAGCTGCACCAAGGTCTGTGCGGACTGCGAGTTAATGGTTCTCTCAGCGCCGTCACGGCTACTAAACACATAGTCATGCATCAGGTTGGATACAGTGCCTACGATTGTGCGGCGACTGCCGATGCTGTTCATGGCCTCGTCCTCGTCTGGCACAAACCTGAAGCCCGCCCTTTCAATGATGTCCGTGGTGTATCGATTGACGACTGGGAGATAAACTTCCTTGGAGCCTAGAGATATAAGAGACTCATAGCAGATACGCTTCATGGCCCCCCTGCCCTCATCGATGGACTCGGAAATAAAATTGTAAACGGACTCCGTGGTTTGATTGATGATGGCCACCTCAGTTGCTGAGGTTTCCCTTGGGGCCGGTTGCCCTTGCTCCTGCGGGGACAAGGCCATGAGCCTTTCCGCCATGCCAATCAGGTTGTTAATAGCTTGAAAGACCGTGGTGATGGACGTGCTTGGTGAGCTTCTAACCACCTTGAAAATGTTGTCCGCCTTGGTGTCGATGCCTATGTCCCTGAGTTTCTGGAAGCTGGCTTCAAGGACATTCGTGGTGGCATAGAAGTTCTCCCCGCTCATGGTTTTCCGAAAATCATCAAGGACCTTTCGCCCCTCGTCGGTGTCCGGAAAGATGTCTGAGTTGACCACGGCCACCGAGAACAGGTCGGCCTTTGTGGTCTCGAGCATCTGGGAGAACAGGTTGGTGAGCTGATCCTGATACGGCATCATCTCATGAGCTATGGAGAGATTCGCCAGCCGTGAGTCATTCTCGTTGAAGGAGAACACTGCAGCCGGGGTGCTTGGCATGATCTCAGCAAAGATCACAGTGGAGTCACCGGCCAGCTTGAAGTGTACCCATATGGGGTGCGGGTATGTTCCTATGTTGTAGTCCTTCGGGACCAGCTTGGCGTAGTACTCGCCAACAAAAACAGAGGCGTCACGCATCTGGCCAGAGTACTTGCCGGTATTGGTCAGCCTTTCGTTGTGCCCTGAAAGATCATTGAAAGTAGTAGGAGGCGAGACCTTGGTGTAGTACTGACTGAAGTAGTTGCTGAATGCAGCAAAGGTATTGCTGGAGCCAGCGCCGTAGCCCACTTCATCACGGTTAAAGAAGTCAGGGTTGTCTGCGATATCTCCGTAGCGCTTCACGTCCCAAAACCCAATGTATTCCGCGCCAGAGTCCGTGTTAATGCTGGTTAGTGGGTAGGCATTGTCCCAGAAGACCCGCGATGGGTGGGGCAGCACCCAGCCAACGCCCTCCTTCGTTACCTTGGACCTCTTGGGAATCTTCCCTGTCCATCTGCCTCCTACCTTGAACTCTTCAGCGACGGGGTCCTTCTCCCAATGGATCTCCCTCTCCCATGATGCCCTCGGGAACGCGACACTATGTCCATACAGGAACATGTCCCGCATGGCTTGGGTCTGGAAGTGTCGGTAGTCGTACTGGTCAGCCATGATGTCCATGCGCTGACTCAAGGCGTCCGCACGCAGCTTCCCAACCTGTCCGGTTGTGCGGCTGTCGTACTTAAAGAAAGGGTAAAGGTTGTTGTACTTGTTGACCTGGGCCGCAAGGCGGCGTGTCACAAATGAGCGAACCATGTTGACGTTGACTTCAAAGAACTTGGGTAGGTCTATGTCTGTGACTTTACCAGTGTCATCTCGCTTTACATACTTCTTGATAGACTTGTTCTTATCAAGGTCCTCAAGGCATGAGTTAATATCGATGCGCTTCTGCGCATAAAGAATCAATGGGATGGTGGACTTGTTGATGGGGCTTGAGTCCCAAGCGAGATCGACAGAGCTATACAGGTGGTGGTTCTTGAGGGCGAAGGTGATGTGCTCGGTGACCCTAGAACCTATAAGGTCCTCGATCTTCATCCTCATCTTGCCATCATCACTGGATGGGTCTTGGTTGGTAAGAAGCTCCCGCAAGCGCTCGTTAGTAGTGCCTGCCTCCTTGAGAATTTCGTAGTCGATCATTTTTGGCGTATTCTGATTAGCAAATATTTTTGCCGCTCACTAGAGGGGCACAACTGGTTCCTGATCGGATATGCTTTCGTGAGCAAGCCAGTTCTCTAGCAACGAAAAGTGAAGTGCAACGTAGGGAGGGAACCTGTCGGCCCTCATCCAAGTTCTCATTAGCTTGTACTCTATGCAGAACATGGTTGCTAATTCGTACTCAGATAACTTCAAGAACTTGCATAGTCTTTGCACTCTTTCCGAGTCCCACTCCCCCGGTATGCCCCGCTTCTCATAATACATCTTCACCCGGAGGGAGCTGCCGGTCTCTAGCTTGTGTTGTCTCAGGCTTTATCCTTCTTTGAGAGTCCAATGAGCATCACAGGAGGAGCTCCCTCCTCAGAGGAGTAGTCCTCTTCCATGACTTCTTCCTCTTCATCGTAAGAGTTCACTGTGACATTCATGATGCTGAATACGGCCTGATCCTCTGTGGTTTCATCGAGGCTGGCCGACACAGTGAAGCTGCACTCGTCACCGACAGACTTGCTGCCTAAATAATCCTTCATCACCTCATCATCGGAGATGTCTAATACGAGTTTGTCTTTGTACGCTGGCATATTATTACATTAATTTTATGGTATCACGAGATACCGGCCCCACACTTTATCAAATGTGGCTGAATATTCCTGACAGGCAAGGAATTTTTGCCAGCCAGCTCTAGCTTAAACATTGGGTAAGTGGTGCTATCAAACTTGTGAATGTACCTAGAACGCTTGGGCTTTGTGGGGTTGGCCCTGTCTCCGCTTAGCTGGTGTAGCATTTCGACTGTATTCCTGCAGGTTGCGGAAACGTATAATTCGTCTTGGAATAATTTGTTGCTCAGCAGCCTGACTCTCGCCTCAACAGAGCCCTTGCCTTTCGGGCAGCCTATTAATTTTATTCTGCCGTCACTGTATCGCTCCACGTCCCATGCGTCGTAGCTGCCGTCGCCGCCGGGATGCCACTGGTTAATGGCTGAATCATCCGATATGTGCTGAAAATGGAAGTCGCTCTCGCAGCGCCTATTCCAGTAGTCCATCCTGCTGGTGATCTCCCTGACTAGGTTCTTGTACAGGATCTTTTCGCCTAGGTGGTCCACTTCATCGAAGACAATCCACTTGACCCCGTCCGAGGTCGGCAGGCACTGGAGGAAAGTAACGCTGGAAAAGACCTGCCCTAAGTCGTAACCTACTATTATTGGGTGACCGGCTTTCGGGATGAGGCCACGGCCTGAGATAGCGTCTCCACGCACATGGAGCTCGGGCGAAAAGTACTCACGAAAGAGAGCCTCCCCGCTTGGCCGGTCAACCCATTCCCCCTCAAGGAGACGCCGCCGCTCTACAGGATCATTCCTGAGTATCTGGCGGAGTGACTGAACGTAAGTTTCCGGAAGCCGATGGACGTTCTCCTTGATGGGTACATGATAGACGCTGTAGTCCTTGTCCCTCTCGCCTGACTCCTCGTCAACGCATTCCTCAAAGAACGTCCGGTAGACCCAGTGAGATGGGCCCTCCGGGTTGCAGCTGGCCGTGTACTGCTGGGGGCCTTCTATGTTTGGACGACGATTCAACTGGGCCGCAGGGTAAAGGAAGTACTCACGGCCATGGCAGTTGGTCAGCTCGTCAACGTAGAGGAAGGATGGGCTCATGCCTTTTATCCGTGGCTCCACGGCGTCAGCATAAGGGATGGAAATCAAGAGAACCTTGGACCACCCGTTGTATCTATTGCCAATCCAGAGGTGCCGGTCCTTTGTGTTGGGGTCAAGCTTGGACTGCGTGTACTCCAGCCCGATGCCCTCCCCCCACTGGGGCAGGACAATGGTTTCAAGATCATGAAGAACCCCCTCTTTTCCGGTACGTATTGATGGGGACACAACAATTGCGAGTGCGTTCTGGTTCTCGTAACAATGGCGAACAAGCTTGAACAGCAGCCCAAGAGTCTTCCCTGACCCCTTCTCTCCGTAAGCCAGAATAAACTTTGAAGTATCCTCGAAGATTGTTTTTTGCGTCGGATTCAGGTCGGGATGCCAGTTACTATCTGTAGACTGAGACGGAGACTCTGGCGGGGTGTCAAACCCCGCATCCCCGAAGGCTTCTGTGAGCGCATTAATCTGTGTTGCCTTGTCCACTTACCTTAACGTCCCCGTCTGCTTCAATCTTTATGGCGTTTACGATGGGCTGGAACCCTGGCTTGCCTCTCTGGGCGTTCTTGTCGCCTGCGGCGTCAGCCAGCCTATGCTTGATAACGGCCTGCGTCATGGCAGCCTTCTGTGCCCGGTCATAGGTCCTGCCCTGCGCCTCAAGCAGCCTTGACCTGTCCTGCCTGAGCATTTGCTCTTCCTCAAGGGTAAGGCCTCCGCTGGCAAGCCTCTCATTAATCTGCTCCACCTCGGCCATTAACTCAACAAAGGTCTTGGTCATGCCGCCACCGATGATCTCGATAGCCTTTGTGAAATGTTTGTTATGAAACTTTTGCAGGGATATGGCTGTTTCTTGGGCATCTTTTGATAGGCCGATGGCCTCGAGGCCGTACTTAAGATTGGCGTCCTCCCTCGCCATTGCCTCTGCAAGGCCGAGGTCGGGAGCTATGACCTCGCCGTCAATCTTGTTGATGGGAGGAGAAGTGCGGCCCAAGTCTGGAGATTCCTCGTGGGGCGGCAGCTCCCTGACCTTACTGTACCTACTCCGTTCCTTTATCCACCGACTGCGAAGCAGTGGGTCCTTGCGGATGCGTGACTGGAGTGAGCGCTGGTTCATGCCAAGAAGAGCGGCAGCATTCTTCTGTGTGCCGCCCTTCTTCATCGCATCGTCGATGCGCTCTCGCTGCTCGTCAGTCAGTGTATGTATCCCTTGGTTGTCTTGGTAGAGCTATGCCCCATGGCCTCAGCCACCTCGAGTTCGGCAAGCTCCTGTTGCAGCTTCTCGATCAGCTTCTCCTTCTCGTCCTTATATTTAATAGACGCATAAGTGTGCCTGAGGCCATGAAATGATTTATCAGAGAGACCAGCGGCCTCGCTGTGCCGCTTGAACTGGACAGACAGGAGCGCCCGTCGCGTCGGTGACGACTGTATCTCTCGCTGCTCTGGGAAAACGTACTTGCTGCTCACTGCTGGCACCTTCTTCAGTAGGGACATGGCCTTTCTGGACAGCTTAAAAGGCCCCACCCTTTTGTCCCTTTTGCCGGTCCACACGGTTATCTTGCCGTCATCTATACACTTCCACTCAAGCCCGCATATGTCACCAAGCCTTAGCCCTGTCTCAAAGGACAGCTGCGCAGCAAGCCTCCAGAAGATGTCATCAGTAACGGCGACAAAGTGCTTAACCTCATCTGCCGTGAACAGGTTGGGCTGCTTGGTTTCCTTTTGCTCGTGATCCAAAAGCCCCATGTTAACATCAACCTCTTTCGCTGGGTTGCCAACCCGCCAGCCCTCTCCACAGCAGAACTCAAGGAAGCTCCTGATCGCTGAAAGGACAACCCTTCTGGAGCTGGCCTTGGATTTGGACCTGTCGCTGTTGATGTATTTATGGACATGGTTGTGGGTAACAAAAGCCGGTGGCCGGTGTGCTAACTTTAGCTCCTCAACCCACCGATTCACCGAGCTGACGCTATTGTGTATTGTCTTGGGGGCTCGGCCCCTCAGGCTAAGTCGAGACTCCCAGAAGTTAATGGCCTGACTTATGGTGACCCTCTTACCGGACACGATGCGCGTGATGGACTCAGCCGTAAGGGCTTGAGCCTGCGCAGCCATCTCAAGGGCCTCGAGGTTTGATTCTTTTACAATCCTATTTGCCTTGGCCCTGCTCTTGGTTCTGGTTGATACCTCACGCTGCCTGCCGTCTTCTCCCTTGAAGACCGCATACAGATACCCACTTGGTTTCTTTACTATTTTCATTGTTGCCTAGATTCCTTGTCGTTGGTCCCAGTATTTAAGGAAATTGTTCCGCTGGGTTGCGAGGAACTTATCAAGTTCTCGCTTTCTTATTGTGTTCTTCCTGTTCAGTAGCCTTCTCTTCAGCTCCGGAAGATGAGGGACTGGCTTCTTTTTGGCTAATGTTACCGACCTTCTCCTGAGCCTGCCTGACTCGGTCAGCATGGCCTTTGATTCCTTACGTAGCCTGATGGATTCCCTATAGAGCCTCTCAGATTCCCTTGCTCTTTCCTGCTCTTTTTCACTGTGCCTTGAGATCAGTCCCTCTATTTCCCTTGTAAGCTTACTTACGAGGGCATCTTCCCTTAGTGCCTTGTCGAGCTGCTCTTGGGGAAGTTCAAGGTTCATTAGTGGACATCCACTTTATCACAAGCGGATAGTAGTACTCTCGCCAGAATGGAGATTTTCTGAGGTAGGTGAACTTGGGGCGCTTGCGAAGGTAGTCCTCCACACGCCTCATGTCGGACTGATTGGTGAAGTCACACCCACATGCCTTGGTGAATCCGCGCATTTCGTAGACCCCAACGCCATCCCAATTGACAGACTCGGAGATCGCCTCGACCTTGGCGGGTGGTAAGCCACTGGTTTCAGCGATCTCTCGAGTCGTCAGGGGTCTGCCTCGCTTCTGTCGAGCCAGCAATCTGCAGAGCACGGGGGGGTATCTGTCTAGGCGCTTCCAAAACATATCATTCAGCATATCGCCAGAACGGCGTGCGATATAACCTACTGGAAGGGTATCATTTGTCAATACCTTTCCAGACTTTTGAGGATAGGGTGTTCCTCTGACCATTCCTTGATGAGGTATTCACGCAAGGGCCTCATGTGAAGGACACTAACACATATGCCATCAGGCGCAGGCTCGTAAGATCCCCTGCCCCTCCGTTGCCATCCATTCATCACTCGGGCGTATTTTATTCCCGTGCTGTGGCAAGCCCCAGCTAACCTTGAGTTGGTTATCCCGTGGCTGTATAGCTCTGGGGCCCAGTACTCAAGAGAAAGGGGGGTTTGCTTCTCCGGGTCGGTGTTATTGGGGTTGCTTACCAAGTGAAATGGCCCTCCCCAGCCATTCTCAACGAGGTGCCTTGCCTTAATGTATTCCACGCCAGGTTCCGCCTCACGGATTTCTCGCCCTTCCATTTTTGCCAGAGCAATGAGGGAGACGGTTACATCCTCGCTGGGGTCAAGCATCCATTGTTTTTCTCTCTCAGCCTCACCCCACTTCACAGATATTCTTCCCATTGGTATTCCTCCTTTTAGTACCAGCTATTGTAATAAACCCTATTGCCTTTTGATATCTGGCGCTTCGACTCCTTAATGAACTCCCGTGTGTCATCGAGCGGCTTGTAGGACTCGTCAAGCTTCTCTTTACCTCTACGCTGATCACTGTTACCAAACCAAACAGCGCTTTCTTCATCAGCAGCCCAGAACTCAGGCTTCTCTATAGCATTGCTCAGTTTATTTAGGTCTTCTTCGTTGAGCTCCACCTCTATGCAATTAAACTCAGGAGGGGATTCAGTGCCCGCGAACCCTTCCTTTTCAAACCACAAGTTATGCATGTACTCTTGAAGCTCCCAAACTTTCCTCCATTGCATAATTGGAAAATCCTCCCGTCTCTCATCTAGGAGTTTCCTGACCACAGCCTCTTCAGTAGGCTCCGGCTTTCTGTAGTACGCGTATTGGTCCAGTCCCATGATTTATTCACCTCCGGTTACGCATTCCTCCCAATCACACACATCCTCATGCCAAC